TTACATTTTCTTTCGGTTGATTAAATCCCCAAACAAGGAGCCGATTTTATTTGCCGCATCCTTCTTCATCTTTTCGGTGATGTGAGTGTATACTGATAAAGTAGTTTTCGCGTCGGTATGACCAAGGCGCTGCATGATGGCCCGCAGATCCACCTCAGCTTCCGTGAGCAAGGAAGTATGCGTATGACGGAGGATGTGCGGGCGTAACTTTTTCTTAAACCCTTTTTCGGACATAATTTTTTCCAGACGCTTCATACGGTAGTGGACAAATCGCGGTGACATGGGATAGCCGTCTTCTCTGGTGACGATGAACCCTGCGTCGTGCCACAGGTTCCGTACTCTCATTTTTTGTTCATTCTGTCGCGATCTGTGCAATTTGAGAAGTTGTTCGATCTCATCGTCAAAATCGATTTTCCTGATGGACGTTTTTGTTTTCGGGGTCAAAAGGCGATACTCATCTTTCTTCCCATCTATATTAAAGATGGTTTTTGTGATGCTTAGCTCTTTTGATTCGAAATCCACATCTGACCATTTCATCGCCAGAAGTTCCCCTACCCTCATCCCTGTAAAGGCAAGCAAGGTGAAAATGATATCGTCATTCGGCCTTCCCTTCTTATCAATCGTTGATAAGAACAATTCCAGTTCTTCAGTCTCCAGGTATAAGTCGCTGATTTCACCTGTTTCCAGTTGTTCGATCGTGACCTTTGTTTTCGGCAATACAGCTGTATCAGCTGGAGAAGATTTTATGACGTCCCAGACAATCGCTTGCTTAAATATGTTTTTTGCTGCAGCATGGGCGGAATAGATCGTATTCATGGAATAACCTTCAGCTTCCATTTGATCCAGTACGTTTTGGTACATTTTCCGGGTGATGGCTCGGATTTCCACTCGAGCAATATACTTCTTGAATCTTTTTACATGGTATTCGCGGGAACGCTGTGCGCTCTCCTTCATATTCTTCTTGTGTGTTTTGAGCCATTCCTCGGCCAGCTGTTCGAATGTAATCTTGCTTTGCTCCGGATCCGTCGTTAATCCATAATCAGTGACTTCTTTCATCTTCCTTGCCAGTTTGGCTTTTGCCTCTGGCTTTGTTTTGCCCGTGGCAGAAACTCTTTTTCTTTTGCCTGTGACAGGATCCTTTGGAAGCTCGTCAAAGCACTCCCAAACCTCGCCTTTCTTTCGTTTCACTTTGCGAAAAAACATGTTGATTTGACCTCTTTTCCAAAATATCTAATTTTATTATAGAACACACGTTCTTATGTATGGTATACTTTATTCATAAATATTACCAGTGCCGAATGGCGTCGAATCGTGTCGGAATTTGATTCATAGTTTTTCGACAACTAAAATGCCTTATGAGGTAAAATTAATTTACATACAAAAATTGGTTCAGAAGTTAAAGTTAATGATGACTTTCGAGCCGCAGAGCAGACAAAAGTCTACTCTTTGTTGCCGATGTAGCGTACCTCATACAAATCTTCCATCCTGCACCCAAGTTCTTTCGCAACGCTATATGCTGTCTCATATGACATGATGTTGGCATTATTCACTATTTTTGACATTGCTTGTTTGGTTAAGCCTACTCGATCAGCAAGCTCTTGTTGGGTCCAGCGCTTTCGGCGCAGATGGGATGGTACGCGGCAACATACGACTTTATAAGGCACCGCAACCAATCTCCTTAGGAGCTGATGAAATTGATCAAAGAAGTAATTGACATCTCCGAAATTCTCTTGATTATTCAAAGTGAAAACGAAAAGGCCGCTAGTCCTCCATCTCCCTCAGGGAGCGAAGATAAGCCATGACACCTTTCAGTTCTCTTTCAGTTAATTCTTTTCCGTCAAATTGTATACTGTATTTTTCCCTCAATTCATCCGGTGGAAGTGAGCTGATATCACTAATAAACGCTTTGTTTTTCCTGGTATAGAGCATTTCAATATCCAGATCATCCTTCTTCTCGAAGAAAAAACCAGGCTTGACACCGTAGAGATCGGCAGCTTTTAAAATCAAATCGATGCTGGGTTTTTGTTTTTCTTTCTCAACCCTGGAGAGATAGCCTGGGCTTACATCTAATTTAAGAGCTGCGTCTTTCTGGTCCATACCCCTACGACGTCTAGCCTTGATAAAATTTCTCCCTAATTCCATATAGTCCACCACCTTCTATTATGTAATTTACTACAGAGTTTTCCGCTATTCAAACGGCCTCGATTGACTCATCAGTCAAATTAATTTCAGTTTAACCAATTTTTTTATAAAAAATAATTGACTATGTGGAAATAATGGAATATTATTGACCTATAAGTTAATTAACAACTTGTCAAACCGAATAAAAATTTTTAAATGCTGATTGACTTATAGGTCAATTAGGAGGTGAAAAAAATTTGCGAACCATCAATAATCTCGAACAACTCCCGTCTATATTGACCGCAAAGGATGTTCAGGACTTTCTGCAGATCAGCAAGAGTCGAGCTTATGAACTATTTAAAGAAGAAAGTTTTCCAGCTATTGTCATCGGGGGAAACAAACGCGTTTACCGCGATGAATTCCTTGAGTGGGTCGACACCAGGAAAATCATTAATAACTGAAAGGGGAATTCAGTTTGCTAAGCATCCAACTTGATGAAAAGGCGATAGAAGAACAATTCCTGCTCGAAATGAAAAAGAAACTGGAACAAATCGAGCGCCGCCATACTTTCTGGGATATGAAGGAGCTCACGCGTCAAACAAACATGGGCGAGAACAGCATTAAAGAAAAATTCTTTTATGATCCGCGCTTCCCGAAACATAAGATCGGAGGCAAATGGTATTTCCCTGCGGCCGAATGTGAAGCGTTCTTGCTACAGTGGATTAAAGAACAGCCAAATAATTAAGGACCTTAAAAGTAAGGAGGGCTAAAAATGTTCAAAATTAATGACATCGATTTCGAACCAGTTTTAAAAGAAGTTCGAGAGATAATGGATCCGCTCTATGTTAAACATGAATGTCTGCATGAGATGTTGCAGGAATTTTACGGTAAAAAAGATTTTGAATCAGACACAGTTAACTATTTGCTTAGAAAAATAGACGAATTAAATGGGCGAATGGATATTTTGCGAGATGTCCGTGATTATCTAACAAATATGGTTGCTGGTGTTCCGTTCTATGTGGACACGCGAGTTGGCATGTATATGGCCCGCTTTGGATTGACCGAAGAACAGGCTCAACTATTAGTGGATGTATACAAAGAGCACAGGAGATCAATGGGATCAGAAGACCGAAAAAAATACTTATTGGCAGCTGCGCACAAAGTGCGATGGGTTCAAGAAGAAAATTGTCTTCACGTCCACTTTGGCGATACCTGGTGGCACTATTCGGCAGACGGCTGGTGGTAACCTTGAAAACTTGTAAAAATTGCGGGAAAGAAGTTCCGGTGTACAGGTATTTTTGCGACATTAACTGCGAGATCGAATACACGAACAAGATAAATGAATTGAATACGCAATCTCCCAGAGGTGAATAACCTCACTTTTTTTGGCGAATGTTGCGAAAAATGTTGTCGATAATCACTAGATGCTGATGATTGCCGGAATTAAATAGGTGAATTGGTCAGTTCATGTTGTCGATTGAAGGAGGTGAAGGAGATGGCGCTAAGTAAAGACCTTTTAATGTACGTAGCAGATGGGGATCTACACGCTAAGATGGATTCTGTTGAATACTCTACCAATCTACGAGAAATCGTAACTTTGGGCTATATGTTGGAAAATCCATCTGAAGAATAAAAGTTCTTAGCGTAGGAGGGAAGCGGATGAACGAATTAATTGCTACATCGAAGAACGATCAAGGGGAAATCATTTTAAGCGGTCGTGAATTACATGAGTTTTTGGAAGTTACTACGCCCTATACAATGTGGTTCGAACGGATGTCTGAATACGGTTTTATTGATGGGCAGGACTTTATCACAAAAATGTTAGAAAGTACTGGCGGCAGACCCAAACAAGATCATTACCTAAAACTCGATATGGCAAAAGAACTCGCGATGATCCAAAGAACCGAAAAAGGGAAACAAGCAAGACAATACTTCCTGCAGCTAGAAAAAATGTGGAACTCGCCTGAAATGGTCATGAAGCGAGCTTTGGAATATGCAGATAAGAAAGTGCTCGAATTAAAGAGTCAGATTGCATTAGATAAGCCAAAAGTGTTGTTCGCTGAAGCAGTTGAAGTTTCAAAGACATCCATTCTAATCGGAGAATTATCTAAGTTGCTTAAACAAAATGGTATCGATATCGGTCAGAACAGATTGTTCCAGTGGATGCGTGATAACGGTTATCTCATTAAGAAGAAGGGAGAAATGTTTAATTTGCCTACCCAGTACAGTATGGACCTTGGACTTTTCGAAATTAAGAAAAGAGTGGTCAACAATCCGGATGGTTCTATTAGAACTACTAGGACTCCTAAGGTCACTGGTAAAGGGCAGATTTACTTCATTAACAAATTTTTAGAAGAACAGGCGGTGTCTTGATGATTCTGTTTGCCAAAGTATTCGGTTTAGTACTTATAGCTTTTATTGCAGGTGTCATCATCGGAGATTATCACGCAGACAAGGAGAAGGAGAATGAACAAACCATTTAATGTATTATCACATCACCTAGAAAAGGCAGTTAAGGAATACAGCTGCGTCTACTCTTGTATCGCCAGAGCGGAGAATGCACTGGTCGCAGGAGATTACGATCTAGTTATCAAACGTGCTGAGGATTTGATTCGCTCGGCGGCAGAACTTAAAGATATGCAGCAGAAGAAAAAAGTAGTGGATGAAATCATCGGGGAACTTACGGGAACATCAATCTTAGTTATCCAAATTGAAAGGGGTGATGCTAACAAAATAGGGGAGAAAAAAACTCCTGTCTGCAAACAGGAGCCAGAAAAAAACATTCAATTACCTTCAGTCTACCACGGTTCGGAGACTGAAACAAGGAGGTCAACCATGGAGGAGCGGTTGAGGAAACTAGAAGTCGCACTGCAGCACACTGAACTTATGCTGAGACTTCATCAAAGGTCAGTAAATAACAATCCCAAAGAATATAGCGACAGTTTCAAACATGGCCAAGAGTTAATTTTCAATGATGTCTTCCCTAGCCTGGAAGAGGCTAAGTCGGAATTTAAATTACTTAAGGAGGAATTACTTTGCCAAAAGAATTAAAGCTAATCAGCTTAAGGTTGAAGAACTTCAAAGGAATTAGAGACTTCCTATTGAAAGCCAATGCATTAAAGTTAAAAGTATTTGCAGATAACGGATTAGGCAAAAGTACGCTATTCGATGGATTTCTGTGGCTCCTGTTTGACAAAGACAGCCAAAATAAAAAAGATTTCGCTATCAAGACATTGGATAGCAACGGCAATGAAATGCACAACCTGGAACATGAAGTCGAAGGCGTATTCTCTCTGGACGGCCAGGAACTTACCTTGCGAAAAGTGTTCGCGGAGAAGTGGACCCGAAAGCGCGGATCCGCGACTGACGAGTTTACCGGGCACGAAACAAAGTATTACATCGATGGTGTTCCGGCCAAGAAAAAAGAATATGTCGATAAAGTCGACACGATCGTTAAGGAAGATATCTTTAAACTTCTCACTTCACCATCTTTTTTTAACGAGCAAGTAAAGTGGCAGGATCGCCGGAAAATCCTTTTGGACATCTGCGGAGACATATCAGATATGGACGTCATTGCATCTGACACTAATCTTTCCAGATTGCCTGACATCTTAAAAGGCCGCTCGATTGAGGATCACAGAAAAGTGATTGCTGCTAAACGTTCAGACATCAATAAAGAACTTGATAAAATCCCAGTACGAATTGATGAAATTCAGCGAGGATTACCGGATTTGAGTGAGTTAAACAAACAGGCGCTTGAGTCTGATGTGACCAGATTAAACGCAGAAATCGATGAAAAAAGCACGCTGATCAACAATATCCGAAACGGCAATGCGATATCAGCTAAACAGCAAGAAATCCAAAAGCTAGAGATTGCCATGTTGGATATCAAACAAGCCCATGAAGCCGGTTCGAAAGATAAAGTCTACCAGCTGCGTGCGAAGCTGCAGGAAGAATCATCAAACGCTTCCATCATTGAATCAAAGATAAACAATGCCAAAACTCGCAAACAGATGCAAGAAAGCTCTGTCAACACCTACAATCAGACGCGGGAACGATTGCTGAAGGAATGGCATGAAACCAATGACAAAGTATTCAAGCATGAATCGGACTGCAGCTGTCCTACTTGCGGACAGGCACTGCCAGAGGAGCAATTACAGGCGGCCAAAGACAAGGCGCTGTCGGACTTCAACCGAATTAAATCAGAGCGTCTTGAAAGGATCCAGAGCAACGGCAAAGCCAATACAGCACAACTTGAAAAGGCGCAGGCTGAAATTGCGGAAATTGACAAGGAAATCGAAAAGCTTACAACTCAGCTAGGCGAAAAGAAAGAGGCTGCGGCCAAGCTTCAGCAACAGTTATCAACAGAAGAAAGTATGGTTGTGGATATTCTGGATAATCCAGATTATCGGGCGAAGTTGGAAGAAAAACAAAAGGTTGTTGCTGAAATTCAAGAGTTGCGCCAGGCAGCAGATGCGTCAATCCAAGATGTATATAGCGAAATTGCAACATTAAAGACAACTCGTGACCAGAAACAATCAGAGATTGGGAAGTTTGCCTATGCGGATCAAGCCAAGAAGCGCGTCGCTGAACTGGCAGAACAGGAGAAGATGCTTACTGCTGAATTTGAAAAGCTTGAGGGCGAATTATTCCTGACTGAAGAGTTCATCCGAACAAAGGTCAACCTTCTGGAGCAGAAAATCAACAGCAAGTTTAAATACGCTCGATTCAAACTCTTCAAACAGAACATCAATGGAGGAGTAGAGGAAACCTGTGAAACATTGTTTGAGGGAGTCCCATATTCCAGTGGCTTAAATAACGCGGCGAGAATCAATGTGGGCTTAGATATCATCAACACTCTTTCCGAGCATTACGATTTCGCGGCTCCAATCTTCATAGACAACTCAGAGGCGGTTACCAAGTTGATTGAAACAAACACACAAGTTGTCAGTCTGGTTGTATCAGAGCCAGACAAGCAGCTTAGGGTTGAATATCAAGAAGAAGCAAGGGAGGAGGCAGTCTAATGAATTTATTCATCCAAACGAAAGCTTTTAACCCTAGCTTGATAGGATGCGCTGTAAGAATTAAAGGTCATGATGTGGATGGCGAGGCATACAACAGGTTGTTTTTAGTTAAAGACACAGAGTCTGACCATATCAAAGTTGTTAACTCAGTTGGAAGCGTACTTGAAATTGGAATGGAGAATTTTGAAATACCGGGATGCTTAGAAGTTACAGTACTGGAGGAGAAAGAATGAGCACGCAAAGCGAAGTAGCAAAACAGGAAAAGCCATTTGAAACAACATTAACAAAGGTGAATAACACCTATATGCCAATGATTCAACGCCAGCTTCAAGGTAATGGAGTTAACATGGATGATTACTCCAAACAGTGTGTTATTGCTGCTATCAGCACCATTAACAGTGTCCTGGATACAAAAGGGATCAAGTGGAATGATTCCCAGCTTGACCAAAGCAACATCACTCAAACATTGCTGGATGTCGCAGCTCTTAAACTAAATGCAGCGGCAAACCCTCGGGAAGTATATTTTCAGCTTAGGAATGTAAAGCGCGGTGATTCCTGGGTGAAGCAAATCGAAATGGGCATCGAGGGTGACGGAAACGACGCAATCCTATCAAGGTTCGGCCGTGGAGTGGAATCGGTTAAGCAATTCTGGCTGGTCAGAGAAGAAGACACATTTGTGTATCCCAGTTACAACGGGCTTGAAATGACACCGCCGCAATGGACACCTTCCGGGAAGGGTGATGTGATTCGCGTTGTATATCCAATCGTCAGAAAAGACGGTTCTGTAGAATTCCACATTACGGAACGTGATGACGTCGTTAAGAATCTAATTGCTCATGTTAGTAATAACTTAATGAACGAAACCTTCGGGATTGCTGCTGACCGTTTTAAAGCGACTCCAGACCAAAAGAAAAAAATCATGGATAAGAAACTGGAAGTGTTAAAGAAAGTACAGAGTCTTGGTTTGAAAGCTCTGGACGATGAGGAGTTACAAAACTATATCAGTCCAGCATGGAAGGATCCACAGAGCAGAGAGTCCATGATTATCCGGAAAATGAGAAACAACATCGTCAAGAAGATTCCTAAGGACTTCGGCAGTGCCTTTGTTGAGTTGACATACGATAAAAACGCTGATTCTACCTATCAGAATGTCAGGAAAGAAATCAACGACAATGCGAATCAGGAATTGTTGGACTTTGGACCTTCTGAACAGCCAGAAGCAATTAAACCAACGGCTGAGCCTCAAAGTAACCCAAATATTATCGACTACAGTGATCCGGCAGAAGAACCAAAGCACGAAGAGGCTAAACCCGAGAGAGTGGATCCGTTTTGATTAAGATACGGTCGTTCGGTAGCTCAAGTGCAGGAAACTGCTACTACGTTACCGACGGCCACACACCTTTGTTACTTGAGGCAGGAATCAAATTCAAAGAGATTCAGCGAGCGCTAAACTTTCAGACATCTTCGATTGCCGGCTGTCTGATAAGTCATGAACATGGCGATCACTGCAAGGCTTACAAAGAGGTAATGAAAGCCGGGATAGACATATACGCTACCCAGGGTACTCTCGAAGCAATCAAGGCTAGTGGACATCGTATAAAACCTATTCAAGCCAAGAAGCAATTCACTATTGGAACATGGACCATCCTTCCTTTTGAAGTGGAGCATGACGTGGCTGAGCCGGTGGGGTTCTTACTGGCTAATCAGCAGGGAGAGAAACTACTATTCGCAACAGATACCTACTACATTAGGTACAAGTTTCAGGGGCTAACTCACCTGATGGTCGAGGCAAATTATTCATTGGAGATACTCAACGAAAACATCAAGCGCGGATCCATACCTCCAGTTATGAAAAAGCGGCTCATTAGGTCACACTTTAGCCTGGAGAACGTGAAAGAATTCTTGAAAGCAAATGACCTTTCGAAGTTACAGGAAATATGGCTGCTTCATCTTTCGGATTCAAACAGCAATGCGGAGTTATTCAAGAGGGAAGTGCAGGAGCTGACCGGGAAGCTAGTTATCGTACCTTGACTCATAACGAAGTAATGGGGGTGTTGAGAGCGTTGTTTAAGTTAGGACAAGAAGTCAAATTCAATAAACGGTATGTAAAGTCTGGCGAGAGCGTTCCTAATGAAGTTGACTACATGAATGAAGAACAAAAAGAGAAATGGGAAAACGGTGAGGATATTCTAATTGAAAAGCTAAAAATGGAGGATTTAGGCGAATATAGAGCTGGAATTGTTGTCGGGAAACGTAACGTTGGGATATCGAGTTTATTAACTTGGCACGACAACGAATATGTCACTAATCCACATTGGAAAAGTATTGAAACCACCTATGAAACCGTTTATTTGGTAGCAACGAATTTGAAAGGTTTTCATAAAGTACCTGAAAAAGAGCTGCACAGTTTGTAGCAAACAATACAATCCGAAGATTCCCGGCAACACCGCTGGCACGGTATACCGGGATCGGATCCATTAAAAAGCTTGTACTAGAAATATACACAATAATTGTTCGGTTTATGCCTATTATTCTTTAAAAATATCAAATCGGAGGAGAAACAAATGAAAAACTTAGGAATCGTTAGAAACATGGATGAACTTGGCCGCGTGGTAATCCCAATGGAGGTTCGTCGCACAAACGGTTGGGAGCCTCGCACGCCTCTTGAAATTCTTGCAACTGATGAAGGTGTATTTATCCGTAAGTACCAGCCGAGGGACAGCGAGAAGGAAAAGGTCGCTGAAACACTAATCGCCATGGCAGCTACAGCGAAGGATCAAGCGCAGAAGGATGCTTTGACACAAGCAGTTGCACTCCTTAAGAAGAACTAGATTCATAGTTTGGCAGAGTAAGTAAGGGAGGTGGTCCCTTGCAGGGGTACATCAAAGATCATCGCAAAGAGCTTCATAGTGACATCTGGATGATGCCCCCTCTGTACCATCGCACATGGCAGTATCTCAAATACATCGTCAACCATAAAGACAACACTATCCCGATGAGGGACGGAACATTCATGACGATCAAAGCGGGTCAACACCTAACTTCTTTAAGAGACATTGCCAGGAACATTGGATGGTACGAGGGGGTGAAATGGAAAGAGCCAAACCCTAAGACCGTAACGACCATTCTTGAATGGTTAGAGAATCAATCCATGATAAAAATTGAACGTGGTAAGGGTAACAGGCAATACACACTGATAACGTTGTTAAATTGGCATTTGTATCAGCAAAACTCTATTGAGGGTAACAGCTCGGAAACAGCCGGTAAACAGCTCGCGGATATAAACAAGAATGATAAAGAATGTTTTAAGAATGATAAAGATTCTACTACTACCACGGAGCACCCAATTCAGCTTTTTGAAAAAATGTTTTGCCGGTTATCAACCAGGCAGATGGAAGACCTTTATCAATGGCTGGATGATTTTAACGGCCAGGAGGAAATACTTAACGAAGCGATCAGGATTGCGGACAACAAAAATAAGCGTTATTTCGGATTCGTGGAGTATCTGCTGAAAGAATGGTCCAACAGCAAACTAGACAGTCTTGATAGAATACGAGCTTTTGAGCAAGAGAAATTCAATAAATATCAAAAGCCGCGTACTGGGAAGTCGACGGTAAGGAAAGAGCAGTTGCCGGACTGGTTCGAAAAACAGAAACAAGGTATTGAGTCGGAGCCAGAAAATAAAATACCTGATGAAGAATTCCAAAAGCTGAAAGCTGAACTTGAAGAGAAATTCAAAAAACGTAGCAAAGATTAGAAATGAGGTTAGGGGAATGAGAAAAGCTGATGCAGCCATGTCTGCACTTGTCAGGAACAACCTCATCGAGAAATTAACATCCAAGGGCATTAAGGAAACAAAGGATGGTACAAGCATTTACACGCTAAGCGAGAAGGCGCTGGTACGTGAGATTGTAATCTCTCAGTACCAGGAGAGAAATATTGACAGTCCGGATAACGGATGGTTTTAGGAGGGGAAGAATTGAACCTTAAACACATGTTTGAAATGCAAAAAGCACTCGATGATCACATTTTGGACGAGCATCCAGAACTGAAAGGCCAGGACAACCTGGAATGGAAGACGCTGGCTCTGTTAGTGGAAGTAGGTGAATGTGCTAACGAATGGCGCGGGTTCAAGAAGTGGAGTAAAGATCAACAGCCCAGGGTGAAAGTGAAAACAGGCTATGAAATGGTGGATAACCAGTTTGGTGGTATTAGTCCTGACTTTAATAAGCCAGTTTTTAAAAACCCACTCCTAGAAGAATATGTGGATGGATTGCATTTTGTTTTATCGATTGGAATAGAACATGAATTTGTTGATGAAGTTTTAGAGTATTTCGAACCACATTTCATTCAGGATCATAAAGACCCAAATGTAACGAAACAGTTTAATTCGGTATTTGAAGCTGCGTCAGGATTACATGGATATGAAAGTCTTCTTTACAGTTATCTGGCTCTTGGTGAAATGCTTGAATTCACACAGGATGAAATCGAAGAAGCATACATGGCCAAGAACGCTATCAATCACAAACGTCAGGAGAGTGGATACTGATGATTCAGTTCACAGTCTATGGAGAACCAGTCGCACAAGGTAGACCGAGAGCATCTACATTTCACGGCCAAGTTAAGTTATATGATCCAGCCAAATCGAAGGATTTCAAGAAATACGTGAAACTGGTAGCTTCTCAGTATCGGCCAGTCAAACTTTTGGAAGGTCCGCTTTCTATGAAAGTGGTTATCTATAAATCATCTTTGAAGAGTTTCAGCAAGAAGAAAACGGATGCAGCTGAAAGGGGGGAGTTAAGGCCAGTTACAAAGCCGGATGTTGATAACTATGTCAAGGGAGTCAAGGATGCACTTAAATCGGTTATCTGGAATGATGACAGCCAGGTCGTGGATTTGCATATCAGTAAATTCTACAGCCAGACACCGAGAATTGAAATAACGGTTGAAAAACTTTAGGAGGTTAACACATGTCAAACAAGATCATTGATTTAAACACATTTGCAGATGGAGCACTTGCTGAACGTGCCAACGTGGAGCTACAGAAAATCCTTGAGAACATCGCCGATCCAAACACAGACGCTAAGGTAAAAAGAAAGCTAACCCTGACAATCACCCTTGCTGCTGATGATAAAAGGGATGTTGTTTTAACAAATGTTGTTGGAAAAAGCACTCTTGCACCAGCTAAGCCAATTGAAGCGAAGCTCATCATGGATTTGGATAACCAAGGCAAGGTGACAGGAGCAGAACTTAAATCCGGTGTTAAAGGCCAGACATTCTATGACGCAGAAACTGGCGAGATTCAAGATGACCGTGGAACGAAAATCGTAAACTTCAAAAACTAATCTAAAAATCTACTAAAACCATATGGAGGAATGAACATGATTAAAGAAGCACTGCAGTATCTTATCAACCTTGGAAATGTTGAAGTGAAATATGAAAACGAACAAGTTTACTCAACGCAGCCTCTTCACCTTTTGAAAGAACCGATTGCTAAACCTCTTGAAGTAAGAAGCCTTTCAGGGGTTGTTGAGTATCTAAAATCAAAATTCGATGTAAATCAGCAATTGATGGTTCACGTTAATAGCCCGACCGAAGTTGTAGCTTTTGGCGCTTTGAATGCAAACGAAAATCGTAATCAATTCATTCAGGCAAACGCCTTGATTCCAAGTTTCTCTTTCGACCGCTGGTATGACGCTGAAGAATTCAATATTAAGCTGCAGTCCACATTTGTCCGAAACGAAGATCGCGACATCATGCTTAAAGTGGTTGGGAATATCAAAGAGGAAAATGTAAAGACAGTAGGTGACGACGGTGTATCACAAGCAGTTTCAGCGAAAGTTGGAGTTGCAACAGTCGCTACAGTCCAGGTGCCGAATCCGGTCGTTCTGAAACCTTACCGCACATTCGTTGAAGTAGATCAACCTGAAAGTGATTTTATTTTCCGTATGCAAAACGGCCCGCGCTGCGCATTGTTTGAAGCAGACGGCGGTGCCTGGAAGCTTCAGGCAATGAAAAACATTCGTACTTACCTCCAAGAAGCTCTAGCAGAAGAAATCGAAGCTGGAAAGATTGTGATCATAGCTTAATAGTCTGCGAGGTGTTTAGATGGCAAGGTTGACAAAAATATCTCCTTACCGAACCGGGGCTCCCCGGTTCGGCACTAAGGGGCACGTTGAAAAGTGGGATAACAGTGTCAAGGTATCGTATCTATCGCCAGAGGAGCTTGAAGAATACAGGAGCGGACGAAAGGGAGGAAGCAGGATGGTAACGTTTGACGACTATCTTAAACTCGAAAAGCAAGGTCTCAAGAAAGAACAAATCGCTAAAGAATTGGGGATGAGCACAGCTACCCTTTACAATCGTTTGAAAGTCTGGAAGCAACAGCCACTCAAAAGTGAGCCGGAAAACGCACAGGAGCCTCAAGAGCAAAAAGAAAAACCTTCCGAGGGTGAAAGGAAGCAAGATGGTAAATCAGGTGAATTGGTGGCTCTGATTGCGACATTGAAAGCGGAAAAGGCAACGCAGGAGGAAAAGGTCCGGGAACTTGAAAAGATTAATCAAGATCGAGAAACGGCTTACGAAGCTCTAAAACATTCACATAACGATCTCAGCAGTCAGTACTCAGCGTTAAAAGCTGCTGTATCGGAAAACGATTTTGAAAAAACGAGAAAAGTTATTGAGGAATATCGCATACAGGCTAGGGAGTTGCAGGATAAATTGCAGGAAACAGAAGACAACATGCAGGAAGTGCTGGGTACTAATGAAAACTTGCATAAAGAAATCCTCATCATGAACGAAAGCGTCATCCGATCAACCGAGCTTCTTAACGGAGCATCAGATGAATTTGAAGCACTTACCAGGAGATACAACGAATTATCTAGGAAATACACCAATTTAACTAGAGAGGTAGAACCTTTACGCCAGCTGGCACTCATGAAACTGCAACAAGATGTAGGCGCATGAGAAGGGCGCGACTGAGGTTCTGGGTCGTGATGATGAAATACGAGGAAGGTCTTGCGATTTGGATTTGCGAGCCCTTGCGCCGAAAGGAAATCCAAAAAAGACTTGAGAAGGGCTGGAAGCTTCATGGGTGAGAGGTGGAACATGAGTAGGTCTGAACGCAGGCGACAGGATAAAGATCAAATTGTTGGGTGGGTCCGCCATCCCTCTCCTAAGCAATTAAAAACAGGTTCTGGATGGTTCGGAGAACTTGATCGAGTTTACCGAGACAAGAACAGTAAATATGTCGTGATGATTCGGAATGTTGAAACTGATTGGGGAACCGTGGAACATGCCTGCATACGAAACGCTGCCAGCACAGATATTCCTTGGAAAGAGAAGCAGTGGATCAAGGATCAAATCTTCGGTCCAGAAAGAATTGCGGTAGAAGTTTTCCCAAAGGAAAGTGAGCTGGTGGACGAGGCAAACATGTATCACCTGTGGGTTCTTCCGCCAGGAATGGATCTACCATTCGGATTACAGGAGGAGAAATAGATGGGCGAAAAAGCTTTTGAAGGAACCATCCTTGAAGGCAGAGAAAGACGCTACACGATATTGAACGAACGTGACATCGCCAAGTATGCGGGCAAGAATCAAGCGGATCTCATGAACGAAGCGATAGACGATGTGCTCAGAGAAGTAGAAACAGGAAGAGAACAAGAGGGGAAAAAGCCTTTTAATTCGTATGTTGTGATTAATGTTGACGAACCATACATCGATGAAATCATTGCTGTTATGAAACGACACGGGCATTGGGAGGAGAAATAGGTGCCAATCTTAGATATTGGAAACACCAAGCAATTGGAATTTGGTTATGGCGACATCGAAGTCGCACCAGGGCTACTGGAGCTCGAGGAAACTATCGGTGTAGTTTGCTTCATTCAGACGGAACGGAAGCCAATAGGGGTGCATACGGACTATGATGAACCTATTAAACTGCCAATGGAAGAAACACCAGTCCGCATGACGTTCGAGAAAACGGAAAGTATTGACGTGTTGATCTGGGCCTTACAGGAAGCTAAACGCAAGATGATTGCCAAAAGCCTCCGATAAAAACCAAAAAGCCATGAAGCTGGTTAGGCTATCAAGGCTTTATGGCTACTCTTTTTTAAAATTAATCAATACTGAGGACCTTAATCATATCAATTGTTTCAAAAGATGTAAATATCAGCCACGAATAATACAAATTTATACAGTGGAATGAGGGAATTCACTTGAATCTTAGAGTAGATATTTATTCATGCAATGGCTGTGGCCAGGCGATTGTCAGTGAGGAGAACGAGGATATTGCTGTTTGCCCATATAAAGGTTGCGAGTCGTACGATTTTGAGTATTCCCATTCTGGCCATGTTGTGAATGATTAGGAGGTCACCTGGTGAAGCAACTTGATTTATTCAGAGAAATTATTGTAGACAATTTCGCCGGTGGTGGAGGTGCTTCGACAGGGATTGAAATGGCTACAGGGTTATCAGTTGATATCGCTATAAATCATGACCCAGCAGCCATCGCCATGCATAAAGCAAACCATCCGGACACCGAGCATTATTGTGAAAGCGTTTGGGAAGTGGATCCACGCGAAGCCGTCAAAGGAAGGCCAGTCGGATTAGCGTGGTTTAGTCCAGACTGTAAGCATTTCTCGAAAGCTAAAGGCGGTAAACCGGTCAATAAAGAAATCAGAGGTCTTGCTTGGGTAGCGGTCAGATGGGCAGCTACAGTAAAACCAAGGGTTATCATGTTGGAAAACGTTGAAGAATTTAAGACCTGGGGGCCGATTGGCAAAGACGGTCAACCTATTAAGGAAAAGCAGGGCATAACGTTTAAACGCTTTGTTAAATCCCTCAATAAGCTTGGATATAAAGTAGATTTTAAGGAGTTATCTGCTTGTGATTTCGGAGCACCTACTACTAGAAAACGATTCTTTATGATTGCTAGATGTGACGGCCGGCCGATCTTATGGCCTGAGCCTACTCACGGGCACCCAGAGAGTTTAAGAGTGCAATTAGGAAAATCAAAGCCGTGGAGAACAGCTTCAGAAATAATCGATTGGTCAATTGGCACACCATCTATTTTCACTCGTAAAAAACCATTGGCTGAAAACACGTTGAAACGGATTGCTAGGGGCATGAAAAAGTTTGTTATTGAAAATCCTGATCCTTACATCGCGCCGATCAAGCCATCAGATGAAGGCAATAGCAATCGCGTAGCAGCTTTTTTGACAAGCTATTATACCGAGCAAAAAGACGAAGTTAGAGGACTTTCGCTGAATAGCCCGCTTCATACGATTACAACCTCAAATCGATTTGCGCTAGTCACGGCATTTCTAACTAAATATTACGGCGCAGGAATCGGCCAGGAGCTAACCAGCCCAGTGCACACTATCCCAACAAGGGACCGCTTCGGATTAGTGACAGTCCAAAGTCAAAATTACAGGGTAACGGACATCGGAATGCGTATGCTACAGCCACATGAGTTATATGAGGGGCAAGGATTTCCGGAGATTTACATCATTGATCGAGATGATTTAGGCAAGCCTTATCCTAAAAAAGAGCAAGTGGCCAGATGTGGTAATTCGGTGCCCCCTAATTTACCTGATGCACTGGTTAGGGTGAATTTACCAGAATTCTGCGTTAAGGAAAACCGTTATAAAAAAACTGTTGCTAATTAGAAAGTTTCCTAGAGGTGAAAATCATGATCGACAAAAGACAAATTAAGAATTGGTTGTGTGAAGATTGCACATTCGTGTTCCAGACGTTCGGCATGGTTAAGCGAGGCGGGAAGAAGAAATATTACTGCCCGAAGTGCGGGGATAATGTCGCTGTGACCGAATATACATCCGATCGGGTTAATAAAAGTCGGATGCCAATAGCCTGGAAAGAAGAAGAATTGAAAGTGATTGACCAAGTCATGAAGGGTGAGCTGCTAAGATACCAGGCTGCTATTCTGCTGGGGCGCTCGATTCAATCGGTCAAAAGGAAAGTTGAACGGATGAATGAATTGAAAGCTAAGTAAAGGAGCGAAGAAATTGGATAAAACGAAACTGGATATAAACAATCCGCACCATCAATTGCTTATCGGTACGTTATCAATGTTTGTGGACGACTTCGGTTATACCACTAGAGAATTATTTGAGCTAATGAACGATAGTCAGAAACAGTTGTGGAGCGGGTTGGTTGAAATGGGAAAAGAAAAACGGTAGGTAATAAATCGACCCATGCAGGGAAGGAGTGAAAGCAATGAGGGATTATCTTAATTCGAATGAAAAAAACCAGTTCATGGTTCTACAGTCGATTGTGCAAATGATGGACGGCTTAAGAAACAGCGGAGTGAATGGTCCAAAAATAAGCAGCATGTTGGAAGATTGGACGAAAAGAGACAACATGACGAAAGCTGAACACAAAAATCTCAAAACATCTGAAACGTTTTTGAGAAAGTTTTTGGCTTCTGTTTACGAACGGTTAAATTCCAAAGAGCAGGATGTCATAAAGAAAAAACTCGTGAAGTTTGATTTCAAGCTGATTGATGATTATACGCTGAAGCAAATTGACCGGGATATTAAAGATAAAATCACCAATGCTGTATTACCGAGGCAACAATTCTACGACTGGTCCTCAGAGATCATGGCGGTTAAATGTAACGGGTGTACACAGGAGTGGAATACATGCCAGCTGCACCAAGTGTTTGATGATAACCTCGTTCCAGAGAGTGGATTCGATTGCAAGAATTGCAAGTTTGCTTATACCACTGGGGAATGAAAGTGGATAGAAAGCGGGGCGAAATGCAGCAATTAACTATTTTTGACTTGGCGAACGAATACGATGAACCTGAAAAAGATGAAATTGTGATAACTCCCAGGACTGGCATCATCAAAAATCAAGCTTCGATTTATTACAAAGGTTGCCACATCGCAAACGCTCGTATATGCGGAAATGGGCTCTATGAAGTTAGACCAAGATTAGAATATTTCGCTAGTCGGGATTCGGCAATCCAAACAATGAGCGAGGAAGAAATCGCAGAGTTTAGCAAGAGGTCATTTGTTAATTACGTGGTGAAGTGAAGACAAAAAATGCGACACAAACAAAAAGGAGGAATGAAGAATGAAAAGAACAGTTGAGGTTAGGCACGACAGTACAGGCAAGGAAATACAGTTGCATGATGTCTTAAAAGACGAAGAAACAGGAGAAATGGCTTTAGTGGTCTATGCTTCAAATAAAGCTGGCGTTCGTGGGTTAGCAGTAGAAAACAAACTAATTGGAGTAAATGATTGGTTAGATGTTTTTCCAGACGGTGTATGGACTATTGTAGGAAACGCTAGTGTGTCATCACATTCTTAGACTGGTGAACATTTCGAAGACATACCTCATTAGCCTTACCAATCTAACAATCTATAAATTAGACAGGAGAATATAACATATGATGAATCGCGTTGTTCTTGTAGGTCGCCTGACCAAGGATCCAGAACTCAAAGTTACACCAAATGGAATTGCTGTTGCTGCTTTCACGCTTGCGGTAAATCGTTCGTTTACTAATGCGCAGGGTGAAAAAGAAGCGGACTTCATTAATTGTGTGGTATGGCGCCGTCCTGCTGAGAATGTTGCTAACTTTTTGAAGAAAGGTAGCCTTGCAGGTGTCGACGGACGAGTGCAGACTCGCAGTTATGAAAACCAGGACGGAAAAAGAGTCTATGTCACAGAAGTACTGGCCGAAAGCGTTCAGTTCTTGGAGCCGAAGAAAGAAGGAACCAATGACGAGTACGCCGATCAAGCCAGGAGAGAAGCGGATAAAATCGGGCAGCAGAATCAAAACCAGCAACGTGACCAGCCATACAGTCAACATGATCCGTTTGCCGGTGGCACTCAAATCGACATCTCAGATGATGATCTTCCGTTTTGATTTTAATAAATTCATAGTTTTACAGGGGGAGTAAGCATGTATAAAGTTGAAACCTGGTTTATGACAGAAGAAGAACGCTTAGCTTACATCGAGAAGCATCCCATCAAGCCTACGAAAAAGCCAAAGCGGTCTTCAAACATAGAATTCATCGATTACAAATGGAGAAGTGAAAAAGCCACTGAAAGTCGTTGGGGAAAGAACTAGATAGGAGTGGTACTGGTGACAGCTGAAGAAATTGAAAACTTAATACGCGATTATTCATGGATGGCCAGAGAAGTATCAAGACTTGAAAGATGCTTAGAAGGTGCACCACTCTCATCAGGTAGCTGGGGAGTGGCACAGTATGGTATAGAGGCAGCAATGCCGCGAGGATCAGCTGGCAAAAGCCAAGTAGAATTAGCTGCAATGGATGAAAGAGAAACGCGTATTTATAAACGAATTATGAAATATAAAAATAAGGTTATCGCTCTCGAGCATGCCTCTGACTTAATTACCGGTGACATTCACAAAGCGGTTTATGATTGTTTGTTGTTTGACCAAATGAGTATGAGAGAAATTGCGATTCAGTTAGGAGTTTCAAGAGACAAGGTGAAGCAAACCAAAGAAGAAGTTTTATACCAATTAAGCCAACATGACCATTTTCAGCAATTGTTGAAATCGTCAAAAAAAACAAGTTAAAATTGGAGGTAGGTGCGGCGCGGCAGAAACAAACGCCGATACCACTGAAATATACTTAAGCCAGCGTCACCTTGCGGTGGCGTTTTTCTATGTTCATTTTATGGGGTGAGAATGATGAAATTAGCCAATAAACTGTCTCAAAAAGATAAAGAGAAATTGGACAGGCTAACATCACCTAAGAAAGATCGTCATATGAGTCAAGATGAAATTGAGGACCTTATGGGAATGCATCGGGATACATACAAAAGGGTGCACGGAAAGATAAGACGTCGTTAATTGACATACAGAAAAAATGTTCCGGGGGTGGGTGAAATGTAATGCCAAGAGCTAGAGATCCTAATCGAGAAAAAGCCTTCGAACTATGGAAAGAGAAGAAAGGCGAAATAACTAATAGAGCCTTAGCTGAACAATTAGGTGTCCCAGAAAAGACCATTGGTGCTTGGAAATCGAAAGATAAATGGGTACAACAAACAAATGGAGTACTACAAACGAATAAACGGAGTACTCCGAAAAAGAAAGAGAAGCTGCATCCTCTTGAGTTGGATGAAGATATTACGCTGGACAATTTTCTTGAGGACAGTGAGCTTACCGAGAAACAAAGGATATTCTGCCTCTATTACGTTCGAACCTTCAATGCGACTCAATCTGCTATCAATGCAGGCTATTCTTCTGTTACAGCACATGTACAAGGGTCTAGATTGTTAACCAATGTTAAAGTTCGTGAGGAAATCAAGCGAATCAAGCAGGCGATGACCAACGAGTTATTCATTGAAGCTGTGGATGTGCTAAACAAATACATCAAGATTGCGTTTTCCGACATCACCGATTATCTGACATTCGGGCAAAGAGAAGTACCTGTAATGAGCGCGTTTGGTCCGGTATTAGATGAAGAAGGCAATCAGGTATACAAAGAGGTTAATTATGTAGATTTCAAGGATGCGGGCTTTGTGGATGGAACCATCATATCTGAGGTTAAGCAAGGTAAGGATGGCGTATCCATTAAGCTCGAGGACCGCAAGTGGGCACTAGATAAACTAGACAGATACTTTGATATTCTACCAGATCAATTCAAGCGAAAAGTAGAGGAAGAGAAGCTTAAGCTAGCAAGAGAGAAGTTGGAATTCGAGAAACTGAAAGCTACTGGTGAGGATGGGGAAACTGAGGATGACGGTTTCTTAGAAGCTCTTCAAGGCAAAGTGGATGAGGTATGGGACGATGCTGAAGAAGATTAAAGCAGCTGTGTTTAAATTCCAACCATTCTCAAAGAAGCAGATGAAAATCCTTACTTGGTGGCTGCCTACTTCTCCGATGAAAGATAAAGATGGAGTTATCGCAGACGGAGCGATCCGGAGCGGAAAGACACTATCCATGTCATTATCATTCGTACTCTGGGCTTTTTTTGCGTTTGATCAACAGAATTTTGGTATGTGTGGGAAGACAATTGGCTCATTCCGCAGGAACGTATTGTTCTGGCTTAAATTAATGCTAAGAGCTCGTGGTTACAAAATAAAGGATCAACGAGCAGACAACCTGATTATCATCAGTAAGAATGGCAAAGTGAATTACTTTTACATTTTCGGCGGTAAGGATGAACGTTCCCAGGACCTGATTCAGGGGATCACACTTGCTGGCGTATTCTTCGATGAAGTCGCATTGATGCCGGAAAGCTTTGTCAGCCAGGCAACCGGTCGTTGTTCTGTCGACGGGTCAAAGTATTGGTTCAACTGCAACCCAGCTGGTCCTTATCATTGGTTCAAGGTCAATTGGATCGATAAAAAGAAAGATAAGAAGCTTATTTATCTGCACTTTACGATGGACGACAATTTATCATTGTCCGAAAACGTAAAAGAGCGTTATCGCCGCATGTTTGCCGGTGTGTTCTATAAGCGGTACATTCTTGGCTTGTGGGTAATGGCCGAGGGAATCATTTACGATATGTTTGATAAAGATGAGCATGTCGTTAAAACTGAACCAAGGCGCTACACAGATTACAAGATAGCAAGTGACTATGGTACACAGAACCCGATGGCTTTCGGTCTGTGGGGGCTATGCGATGGAGTATGGTACAAAGTCAAAGAGTACCATTATGATGGCAGGCAAAGAAAAATTCAAAAAACGGATGAACAATATGCGAACGATCTTGAAGAGTTTGCAGAAGGATTGACAAAGACAATTGTCGTTGACCCAAGTGCTAGCTCATTCATTATCCTGCTTAAAAAACGTGGGTGGGTTGTAAAGAAGGCCAGGAATGATGTTTTGCAAGGCATTCGAAACATGGCCACTGCCTTATCGACTGGATTGATTAAATATAACGACGTCTGCAAGGAAACATTGAGGGAGATTCACTCTTATGTTTGGGATGAGAAGGCTATAGCACGTGGTGAAGATAAGCCAGTGAAGCAGAATGATCACCAGATGGATGCTGACCGCTATTTCGTTAATACAATCTTATTCAATGACAATATTAAATTCTTGAAGTGAGGTGATAGAGAATGGTTCTATCCCATTTGTTTGGACAGGCAGATTACGAAAAGTTCAATGAGATCATTGATAATCTTCCTGAAGGGCTCATTACCGATGAGGAAGTCCTGGAACTCGAGCTGCAGAGCTGGATGAAGTCAGAGGTTCGTAAATTAATGATCCTTGGTGAGGAATACTACAAAAATAAGACTGACATTCGCACAACCAAGAAAGTGGACCTTGATTGGAAGTCGAATAATAAGCTAGAGCACGATTTTGTTAAGAAACTGGTCAACCAAAAAGTCGGTTATCTCTTATCAAAGCAGCCTACGATTTCAACAGAGAAGGACACTTACGCAAAACTGCTTGAGGAAGAAGTATTCAACAGGAACAACCTGAAAACAATTAAAAATCTTGGTAAAGAATCAATCAATAAAGGCATTGCCTTTCTATATGTCCATTACGATGAGAACGGGGAGTTCAGGATCCGCAAGCTTAAGAGTGAGCGCATTTTGCCTTTCTGGGCTGACGATGAACATACAGAAGTGCAGGCCTTTTTGTATTTTTATGACGAGGTCCGTTACATCAATAAACTGAAGAAAACGGTGACTCTTGTTGAATACCATCATCCATACGGCATTACTCATTTCATTCTGGATGGCGGCAAGTTGGTTCTGAACGTGGAGAAAGAGGAGCAAACCTACCACGCCAAAATCGGTGAACAGGAGCTGCTCTGGGAGCGAATCCCGCTGATTCCTTTCAAGTACAACGAGGAAGAGCAGCCGCTAATCGATTCAATTAAATCGCTAGTCGATAACTACAATCTGCAGGCATCAACCAATGCTGACCTTTTGGCGGATATCCCTCACTTTATCTATAAGTTAGTAGGTTACGAGGGTGAGAGCTTAGCAGAGTTCATGGAGAACCTCAGAACGTTTAGGGCAATCAAATTTGGTGAGGGCGGTGACTTGGATAAACTCCAGGCAACACCTCAAACCGAAGCAGCTGAGAAGGAGATTGACCGGGACCGTAAGTCCATCTATGAGTTCGGCCGCGGTGTCGATACGACAGATGATGACCTAGGCAATGCATCAGGTGTTGCTCTGAGATATCGTTATTCAGACCTCGATATGGACTGCAACATCCTTGAATCAGAGTTTCAATCGAGCCTGGAGCACCTTATCTGGTTTGTGGATCAGCATTTCATTTTGACCGGCAGAGGTGACTTCACGAATGATTCGGTTGATATCATCTTCAATCGAGACATTATCATCAACGAATCAGAAGTCATTGAAGACTGCTCTAATTCAGTTGGCATCCTGGATGATAAGACAATCCGCGAGAACCATCCGTGGTACACACGAGATGTTGAACAACGATTGAAAGAACAAGAAGCATCCATGCAGCAGAAGACTAATGAGCAGCTGAAGCAGGAGTACAATGCAGCATTTAATAAAGATGTGAATAACAATGAGTAGGTATTGGGATGAACGCGCAGCTCAACGGGAGATGGAAGCCCAGCTGATTGCGAGCAAGTACCTCTCGCAATACCAGAATAGATTGAGGGAAGCGCAGCTTGAGATTATCCGAGAGATTGAAGCATTCTATGGCCGCTACGCTGTTGAAAATAAAGTGACAATGAAAGAGGCCCGCAAGATCCTCAACTCCAAAGAGCTGGAAGAGTTTAAATCAGTTAATTTGGAGAAGTTCAGAGCATTGTCTCTGACAGGAAATCCAGAATACAACTTGCTGCTGAATGCCATCAGTTACCGTGTTCGCATCTCTCGCCTCGAGGCATTAGAAGCTAAGATTCGAATGACGATGATTGAGCTTTACGGCGGCACAAACGGATTACAGGACATTACCTATTCTGGACTCGCTGAGGTCTATCACGATTCCTATTTCAAACACATGTATGACTTCTATCAGGCAGGTGTTTTCGCAGGTTCTGTGGCCAGGTTGGATGATGACACGATGAAGACAATTCTCTCCTATAACTGGAGCGGGAAGGAATTCTCGCCTCGGATTTGGGGTCATCAAAGTGAAGCATTGCAAAAAATCCAGAATGAACTTGAAAAAAGCTTCACGGCAGGTCGTTCACTGAAACGTACATCACGAGCTCTTGCCAATGTCGCAGACGTTTCTTATTCAAGGGCCGAGGCGTTAGTCAGGACAGAAGCTAACTTCTTCCACGGGTACGCTGCTCATAACAGTTACCAGGATGCAGGAGTCGATAAGTATGAAATTCTAGCCACACTCGATTTCAGAACGTCAGATCGCTGCCGTGAAGAAGATGGAGAAATTTACGATGTTTCAAACTATCAGCCAGGCAAAACAGCGCCGCCGTTCCATGTGCGCTGCAGGAGCACTACCGTTGCCTATTTTGATGAGGATGAGTACATGGATGGGGAACAGAGACAATCAAAAGATGGACTGGTTGACACTGTCACCTTCAAGGATTGGTACAACCAATACGTAGCGTAAAGTAGGTGTTCACATGATTCCGGATAAAATCAAGGTCGCTGGCATTGATTATGAAATTGAGGAAGTGGATGTTGTCATCCTGGATGGTAGCACGAGTTATGCAGGCTCATGCCTCTACACAGAATCTAAAATCGAACTTCTAAAGAATTTGCCGAAGACTAAAAAGGAACAAACCCTGGTACATGAAATCATTCATGCTTGTCTTTTCGAGGCCGGGTTTAATGAGCACGATGAGGACATGGTGAATCGCTTAGGCATCGTTCTATATCAGGTGTTGAAAGATAACAACCTGAACTTTGGAGCTGATAAAGCGGAAAGGTAAGGTGGTCCAATTATCTCGGAGCTATCCGTAAATAGCGACTGGCCATGTTAGCATTTGTGGGCGTAAACTACCAAAGCCTCATGAGGTCGTGACCTCGTAAAAAAACGTATTGAGAGGAGATCCACAATGAAAAGAGATTTCTTAGAAGGCCTTGGACTGGAAAAAGAGGCTATTGATAAAATCATGGCAGAACACGGGAAAACAGTCGAGGCACAGAAGCAAAAGGCAAATGAATTGTCTTCAAGTCTGGATGACCTGAAGAAGCAGCTGGACGCAAGGGACGCAGACCTCAAAGACCTGAAGAAAAAAGCGGAAGGCAATGAGGAGCTGCAAACTAAGTTTGCTGACCTTGAGAAGCAATACAAAGTCGACAAGGAAGCATACGAAACTAAGCTGAAGGATGCACAATTGGCAAGCGCAGTTAAGCTAGCACTTGCTGGGAAGGTCCACGATGCTGACCTTGTATCCACGTTGTTGGATAAAGCAACGATTGAAGTAGGCGAGGATGGATCAGTAAAGAAAGGGCTGGATGAGCAAATCAAGACTCTCAAGGAATCCAAGCCCTTTTTGTTTGTGCCTGAACAGCCGGCTAAGCCTTCTGGATTCAGAGTAGGAGGCACAAAGCCTGGAACAGGCACAACCGATGAAACACCAGGTTCGCTTTTTGCTAAACAAGCAAACGAAGCGGCCAAAGTTTCGGAAAATAACCCATGGAAATAAGAAAGGAGCATAACACATGCCGTATGTAAAAAAGCAAACAGCAGAACGTATTAACTTTTTAGCAAGTGCACGTTATCAAAATTTCACTGAGCAGATCTCTGATGCCGGAGTAACTGCCAATGCAGAAGGACGTAAAATCGTTCCTGCAGGTACAATCTGGCCAGCAAACGATGCCACAGCTAAAGGCATCCTGTTCAGTGATGTAGATGTGACTGAAGGTCCACAGCCAGGAGCAGTGATGGTTGAAGGGTATGTCCTTGAAGCACGTCTACCTGTTGCGCCAGCTGCTCTTGCGAAAGATGCATTAACCAAAATCACATTCCGCTAAAATCGATTAAATTTTGAATAGAAAAGGAGCTAAAACACTATGCCAGATGTATTAGAATTATTTAACCAATCCGAACTGTTGACTTATACTAGCCAACGCCAGTACCCTGCACTGTTGGGTGAAACGCTATTCCCGGAGAATAAGCGTCAGAGTCTGAAATTCGACATGATTAAGGGTGCAGGTTCCCTGCCTGTCGCAGCTAATGTTCACGATTTTAACACAGAAGCTGAGATCGGCTCTCGTGAAGCTAGCGCAATGGCATTGGAGCTTGCGTTGATCAAGCGTAAGATGCAAATGAAGGAAGAGGATATCATCGCTCTTAACGCACCTCGTAGTGCTGCTGAGCAAGAGTACCTGATGAAGAACGTATTCAATGACGTGGATACACTTGTTAACGGTGTTCGCGCTCGTGTGGAAGCAATGCGCATGGAAGCACTTGCTAGTGGTGTTGTGACATTGCAAAGGAACGGTTTGAATATGGAAATCGACTATCAAGTGCCTGATGAGCACAAGGAGGCTCTAGCGGGCACAGCTGCATGGACAGATGCATCATCTGATCCTATCGGTGACCTTGAGCGCTGGGCAGATACGCTGCCAACACGTCCGACTCGAGGCCTGACATCAAATGCAGTCATGCAAGCATTAATGCGCCATCCTAAGATTGTTGGTGCGCTCTTCGGCACAGGTTCACAGCGTGTACCTACACGACAGGACTTGAATGCTTTCCTTGAGCAGCATGGCCTTCCTGTTCTTGCTGCTTACGACAACAAGTATCGTGTTCAAAACGCTAACGGTACGTACACTCAGAAGCGTTATTTCGCTCAGAATGCGCTTGTGTTGTTCAGCGAAGGTACTCTTGGAGAGACCATTTACGGACCTACTCCTGAGGAAATCCGCTTAATGCGTGATCCAGCAATCGATATCACTAAGGTCGGAAATATCCTGGCTATGGTTTATGAAGAGACTGTTGATCCAGTCGGCACTTGGACAAAAGCTGTTGCTACTGCGCTACCTTCATTCGCTGCAGCTGATGAAGTATTCCAGGCAAAACCAATCGCATAAGGAGGCTATTTCTAATGATCGTCAAAGTAAAAGGAATTAATGTCCGTTATAACGGCAAGTCCTACGTCAAGGGTGAGGAACTGTCCATCCAAGACGAACACATGCGCGAGGACTTGTTTGATTTTGTCGCTGAGGAACCTAAGAACCCGGAGAACACAGGGGATGGCGAGCTTGAATACGACAAGATTACCAGAGAGCAGATCATCGACATTCTGGAGAAGGATGAAGTTGATTTCAAGAAGTCAGCAGATAAAAAAGAATTGTTCGAGGTCCTTAAAAACCACCTCGAAAAATAGGAGGTGGAGGACTTGGACGTTTTTGAGATCGTAAAGGCAAAAGTACCGTCAGAACAACTGCCTAGTGATGATGTCCTGGCTCTGTATGTTGCGGAGACAGGACAGGCTATCAAGAACTTTTGTAATATCCAATCGGTACCTAGCGAGCTAGTTTTCACCCATGCAGAGATGACCATCGATGCCATATCAGCTGATCAACGGCGTCGCCTTCTGAGCAGTACAGGGGAAACACCTAATTCCGTGAAATCGGTAAAAGAAGGCGATGTCCAAGTAACGTTCGAAGGATCTAAACCAGGGTTAGGTGAAGCAGAAGTCGAAAATCTTCTGTTCAACTATAACTCGCAGCTGCTGCGTTTCCGTAAGGTAAGGTGGTAGTTGTGGATATCAAAGCCATAATGAGCAAAGCTATCCCGGCTGTTGAGATGATGTATGATAAGCGGGCCACCATCAAGCGGCACCAGGAGGTTGTAAAACCTAATGGAGCTGACGGAATGGATTGGGTCACCATTTATACCGATGTTCCTTGTAGGTTATCCACAATGGGGCAGTCAACTCTGGATAACTCCAATCAACAGGCTGCTCATGTCATCGACTATGATGAAAAGATGTTCCTTTCTGCAGCATATGAAATTCGCGCTGGTGATATCATCACTATCAACGGTGAGGAATACGAAACGGCGCGAAAGCCATTTAAATATGTATCTCACCAGGAAGTCCGCCTGAAATTCAAGGGGTATGCATAATGGGATATGAATTCTCCGAAATGAAAGTTATGAAAGACAAACTGGTGGATCTTTTGAAGGAGTCTCATAAGATTCACATGCGCATAGCAAACCGAATTGGATTGATGGCAGTTCGAAAGGTGAAAAAAATGACACCTGTTGACACTGGAGACTTGCGGAACAACTGGAAACACTATGTATTTAAACGTGGAGATACGTTTTTCATTGTAGTGTATAACCAGGTTGAATATGCTTCTTTTGTTGAGAAAGGGCACCGGATTGTTGTGGCAGGTCAGACAGTCGGGTGGGTAGAAGGAAAGTTCATGTTGAAACTGACGATGGATGAAATGGAACGGATCGCACCGAGAATGTGGCAGCGTGAAGTCGAGAAGGAAATGAGGGGATTATTTTGATTGATGAGTTGAAGACTCTCATAATCGCCCAACTGAAAAGCGTGTTTCCAGGTTACAAAGTATATGATGAAGACGTGCAGCAGGGGTTGATTACCCCTGCTTTTATTTTGCGCACTCTTACATCAGACCAGGAGCGAAAGCTGGGCATAAATTTAGAACGTACCTATCCATTCGTGATCACTTTTTTTCCTTTGGATGAAAGGTTGTATCATTCTGAATGCGATTTAGTGAACGAGATGTTCTATTCAAACTTCCTCTACATCGCTGATCGGTTTCACGTCCATAATATTCAATCGGAAAAACACGACCGTACTTTGATCATCACATTTTCTATCAAAGTATATTTACAGGATGTTAAAGAAGACATCCTGATGGCAAACTTGGAGGTGCTGTAATGGCAGAGAAGGCCGGTAAACAACAAACCTACAGTAAGCAGGCATTTGTTGATGCAGCTAAAAACAGTAAGGAACGGCTGATTTTACAGGTAGTCCTTAATGATAAGAAAAAGTACACTCAGATCGATGTAAAAAACCTAGTGAATGAGTGGAAGAAGAAGGAGGTTAAGTAATGACTGGCGGAACTTGGGAAACACAAAACAAAGTGCGCCCTGGCGCATATATCAATTTTGAATCAAACACTCCATCTGTGGCTGGTCTTGATTCAGCAGGAAAGTTGATTATTCCTTTGTCCCTCGATTGGGGTCCAACAGGACAATTCGTGGAAGTTAATCCGAAAACAGCGTTCAAATCTCTTTTCGGTAAGGCGCTGGATGACATTAAATCCTTGCGGGAATCATTCAAAGCGACTAGTGATATCAGCGTGTACAATCTATCCGGAGCCGGAGAAAAAGCCACGGCTACGAGCACTCCTTTCATTGCGACAGCAAAATATGGCGGTACTGATGGAAACAAAATAACTGTTGTAGTCACCAAAGGATTGACGGATTCAACAGTTAAGACTTTCTTTGAAGGCAGCCAAGTTGACTCTCAGGTTGTTGCAACTGCAGCGGATCTAGTCGCGAATGATTATGTTGTTTTCTCCGGAGAACTTCCTGCAGCTGATGCCACTCTATCTTTAGCTGGTGGAACAACTGTCGCATCAACAAGTGAATCATATGCAGATTTTGCAACAGCTCTTGATATGCAAAACTTCAAGGTTGTAGCTGTATCGACTTCTGACGAATCCATTAAGCAACTGATGGCGGTAAAGGTCAAACAGTTAAGGGAGTCTCAGGGTAAGAATGTCACTCTTGTTGTCAATGATTACAATACGGCAGATTACAAAGGTGTAGTATCCGTACTAAACGGTGTCACTCTAACAGGTGGAGAAGTTCTACCTGCAGCTGATGCGTTGTACTGGTACGCAGGTGCCTATGCTGCTGCCACAACTAATTCTTTGACCTATGCGGAGTATCCAGGCGCGATCGATGTAGAGCGACTTGGCCATGATGACATCGTTGATGCCCTCAAACAAGGCCATATCGTTTATACGTATGATGCCGGCGCTGATGGAGTGGACCGTGTTGTCGTTGAACAGGATATTAATACTTTCCGTTCCTTCACTCCAGAACACAACCAGGACTTCCGCAAAAACAAGTTGGTCAGGACCATGGATATTATCGCCAATAATGTCCAGCACATCTATTCTCGCTTTTTCATCGGAAAGGTGACCAACAACTTAACCGGAAGGAACCTTTTCAAGGGTCAGATTATGACAGTAGTACTGGATCCACTTGTAGGCAGGGGTGCGATTGATGCTTATATTCCTGATGAGATTACGATCACTGAGGGAGTAGATAAAGACGGTGTCGTTGTTGAAATGTCAATCAAATTTAACGACGCTATGGAAAAACTATACATGACAGTTAACTGTCAGTAGGGAGGGAACGCTGAATGGCCATTTTACAGAATAATGATGTGATCAGCGGTAAGGAAGGTACGGTTTTTGCTACAATTGACGGCCGTGTCCATGAATTTGCTGAAATCGTGAAAATTGAAGCCCGTATCAACTTGTTAAAAGCTGATGTAAAAGCAGTTGGCAAGAGGATGAAGGGCTCGAAGGTAGTTGGTGCTGAAGGTGTTGGCAGCTGGACCATTCACTATCATCGTCCAGAAATGCGCGACTACGTATACAACTTCGTAAAAAACGGTGTTACTCCTCAGATTGATGTCATGATCACGAATGCTGATGTAACCAGCCGTGCAGGAAGGCAGTCAGTACTGCTAAAGAACCTGGTACCGGACAGTGCTCTCATTGCTATGCTTGACGGCGATACTGAAGACACTTTGACGGATGAGAGTGATTTCACTTGGGATGACCTAGAAATCCTCGAACGTTTTAAAACTATCGAATAGATAAGTAGAGAGGGAGATTATACAGATGGGCAATCTTAAAAGCTTCTTAAAGGCCAATGTAAAAAAAGTTGAAAATGTGGAACTGAAACTCGAGCGATTTGACGAACCAATTATCCTTCGTCCTTTAACATCTGCAGAAGGTGATCGAATCACAGAAATGTGTTTTGAGAACAAGGCAGGTAAAAAAGGAAAACAAGAACGAGTGTTTAACCCCGTGAAATACAATCGTGAAATTGCGGTTGCGTCGATTGTCCATCCTGATCTTCAATCTCTTGAGCTTCAGGAAGACTATGGCGTGCGGGGCGCTACAGCATTGTTCAATGAAATGTTTTACGCAGGAGAAGCTACGAAAATCTCTGAGAAGGTTATTGAGCTTAGCGGTCTCGGGGACTCCACTGACGACTTGATCGAAGAAGCAAAAAACTAATAGAAGGAGGGTATGGTGATGATGCGGATCCAGAGGCAAATTATTATCACTATACCCTCCATAACTTTTATTGGACACCGAAGCAATGGTTGGATTTGAATGCTAGAGAAAAAGCTTTAGTGATTGCAAGTATTCAAATCGAGCAGAAAAAGATTAAAAACAAGATGAAAAAGTAGTCAGGAGGTGAATACATGTCAGGTACTCAAACCAGTCTAGGATTACAGGACCGTATGACAGGGCCTCTGCAAAAGATCATAAAGGCGATGGATCAGACAATCTCCACCATGGAGAAGATGAACCGGTCAGCAGGTAACGTAGAAAATCGAGGGTTATCCAGGGCGCGAACAGGATTGCAGTCAGCTTCGGCTGATTTGGAGCGATTCATGTCGGCAGCCCGAACGGCGCGTATAAACGGCACAAGGCCGTTACAAGAACAATTCACCAATCTGCCGGGTCCTATTGGAAGGGCCACGGGCGCTGTGCGGAACTTCTTTTCTAGCTTTGTAGGTGCGGCAGCTGCCTATCTTTCCGTACAAGCGCTGATCAGTGGATTCAACAAGCTGACCACAGCATCTGACACCTACGTTTCAACTGCAGCCCGGCTATCTCTTGTCAACGACGGGTTGCAAACACAGGTGCAGCTGCAGAACGAGGTGTATAACGCGGCCCAGCGGAGTAAATCCGGATATAACGACATGGCAAGCTCGGTGGCAAAGTTGAACCTTTTAGCAGAGGAAGCCTTCAGTGGTAACAAAGAGGCCATTCGATTTGCTGAGCTAATGGGTAAAGCTTTTGCCGTATCCGGTGCATCGACTCAGGAACGTCAGGCAGGTATGTATCAGCTTACCCAGGCAATGGCAGCAGGAAAGCTCCAGGGCGATGAATTCCGTTCCATCATGGAGAATGCGCCGTTACTAGCACAATCCATTGCGGAGTTCACTGGCAAGTCAAAGGGTGAGCTGAAGGATATGTCAGCTGAGGGAACCATCACAGCGGACATCATCAAAGGAGCCCTGTTCAAGGCAGCGGATGACATCGAGGATAAGTTCAGTAAAATGCCGATGACCTTCGGACAAGCCATGACGATGCTGGGTAACTGGGCGACAAGGGCATTTGAACCGATACTCGTAAGGTTCAATCAATTCGTGAACTCAGATGCATTCGGAGTCCTGGCGGGTCACGCAATGTTCTTCGTGAATATGTTCGTCGCAGGAATGGGACTGGTGTTCGACACACTCGAAGGGTTTTACAACAGGGTAGGGGCGATTGGCAGCTTCATGGCCGAGAATTGGTCCATCATCGGACCGATCATCGCAGTTCTCTCAGGTGCCCTGATTGGATATCTCGGGATACTCGGATTAGTAACCGTCGCAACGTGGGCATTGAATGCAGCGAAAGCATTTCAGGCGGCAGCATCAATGGCAGCAACCGGAGCGACATTCGCTCAGACGGTGGCACAGCACGGATTGAATGCGGCAATGTACGCTTTCCCTGGCACTTGGATCCTGATTGCGTTCGTCGCGGTTATCGCACTTGTGGTCTATGCCATGGTCACATGGGGTAACCAGACAGCGAGCGTCATCGGTTTTATAACCGGCCTGTTTTCCGCACTTGGTGTGTACGTCTGGAACGTGTTTGCCACGATGTGGAATTTCATTATTAGTTTTGCCGAGTTCCTGATCAACGTGTTCATCGATCCAACATATGCGGCCAAAAAGCTATTCTACGATTTAGCCAAAGGCGGCATCGATATGATGGCATCGATGGCAGGGTCATTTGAAGGAGCAGCTGACATTCTGGCCAAAGTATTTGTCACAGCAGCCAATATCGCAATTGGCGGCATCAACGGACTGATAGCGGCTCTAAATATGATTCCTGGTGTTGATATTGGCAAGGTAGGTAAGCTTGATGCTGGATCAGTGTCAGGCATCTCAAATAAGTTGCAGAACATGGCCAGCAATTTAAAAGCACCGACAAGTGCCGAGAATGTAGTGAGCCTACCTCGATTAGGCCTTGGTAATGTTCCAGCGGCATTCAATAAAGGTAAAAATGTCGGCGAAAAGTTATCCCTTTCAGCTTCGGAAAAACTAAATGGGGCGATTGATAAGGTTAAGGGATTATTTAAAGGACCTGACCAGGCATCGAATCCATTCAACGGAAAAATTGACGATTCGCTCATCAAGGCTCTCGAGGGAGCAGATAAAATGGGAAATCCACTTGGTGGCGGCAAGGGTAAAAACCCAACCGGAGGAAAACTCGATTCGGTGGGTAAGATCGATGACGAAATCAACATTGCTGATGAAGATCTAAGGTTCCTCAGGGATTTCGCAGAGAACCGTTCAATAAAAGAAGTGAAGGTAACTCTCACTCCTACTGTGAAATTCGAAGGAACAACCGTGAGAGAAGAGGCGGATATCGATAAGATTGTCAGCAAAATCGAAAGCACCATGATTGACGAAATAGCTCGCAGTGCTGAGGGGGCTTACTAATGACCAATGGTATTTATTTGAGTATCAACAATGATACCGAGGGATTTCGGCTGCCTGTTAACCCCGAAAAGATTGAGGTTACAATGAAGGGGTCTGGGGAAGAATTCAAGATTGCGAAGCTAGGAAGTGTCAATGTTCCGAAAGATGTAGAGCTTCAGGAGTTTACAATAGAATCATTTCTACCTGGTCAGAAGTATGCATTTTCGACTTCTGGCCAACAACAACCTAAGTTTTATATCGATAAAATAAAAAAATGGCATGAAGAACGGACTTCTGTTCGTTATATCTATGCTAATGGTGCATTCACGATCAATCTTCTTACGACAATTGAAGAATTCACATACGACGAACAATTCGGATCTAACGATGTGAACTTCAGTTTGCATTTGAAACAGTACAAGCCATTTGGTATTCAGAAAATGAAAATAAAAAAGTCGCCATCCACAAACAAGCCGGTTGCCGTTAAAAAGAAGACGCCGCCTAGACAAAATCCTAAACCACGGTATAAAACCTATTCTCTTGTTAAAGGCGATAGTCTGTGGAAGGTGGCTGAGAAGTTTTTAGGAAGCGGCACCAGATATCCGGAAATCGCTAAACTCAACAATATTAAGAAGAGCGATTATAGAAGGCTGCCAATTGGCCTGAAAATAAAACTTCCTCCGAAATGAGGAGTGCATGATGGAATTCTTAATTGATAATCGCCAGGGCGATGTGTATGACATCCCTATAAGGGATTTAACTTGGAAGACTGAACGAATCGGTAAAGCCGGAACGGTCGAAGCAAGTCTAGTCCTGGAAAACCCTTTAAAGTATCCTATTCAATCAGGGGCAATCGTTCGTGTGATGGATGGCAAACACAAAGTTTTCTACGGATATCTCTTTGATGATGGATATTCAAAAGACAGTGTCATGACCATCAAAGCATATGATCAGCTTCGATATTTGATGAATGAGGACACTTTTGTAATTCCGGCTAGTCCTGCCGACAAAGCCATCTTGACCATTTGTAAGAGGTTCGGTCTAAAAGTTGGCACTTTCGAGAACACAGGTTATGTTTCTCCTGGAATTGTAGAGGATGGGAAAAAGGCTTTTGATGTGGTTTCAAAGTTTTTGGACGCCTCGTTAGTTGCAACCAACCAGAATTATATCCTGTTTGATGATTTCGGCAAATTGTCTCTAAAAAACATCAAGAATATGGTTATAAAAGCAGACGATTTCTATATTGGTGAAGATAGTCTGCTTTTTAGTTTTAATTATAAACGGTCGATTGACAACGACACCTATAACAGGGTTAAGTTCGTTCGGGATAACAAAAAAAGAGGTAAGAGAGAAACCTTTATTTTTGAAGATTCCACAAAGCAGAAAAAATGGGGCCTGCTCCAACACTGGAAGAAAATCGATGAGAACATGACTGATGCTCAGATTAAAGATCTCGGCACAAAATATATCCAGTTGAAAGGAAATCCATCCAGGACTCTTGATATTGAATGCCTTGGTAATTGGAAGATAAGAGCTGGATCCATGGTTTTTATTTATATCGAGAAAATAGGGATAAAAGAATATTTCCTTGTGGATGAATGCACTCATCGATGGAAAGAAGGGATTCATACGATGTCCCTGAAAGTGAAGGTGATTTAATGAGCCTGGTCGATTTAATTAAACGAACTGCCCTGAAAGCAGTAGCAGCTACGAACCCTGTTGAGCATACTTTCGGGGTGGTTAAAACAATAAGCCCATTAAGTGTCGAGATTCATTCAAAACTGACTTTGCCAGAAGAATTCCTAGTCGTCTCCGAGCATTTAACCGTGCACGAAAGAAACGTAATTATCAATAATTCAGCAGAGGCAGTGGTCATGAAATTCAACGATGGCTTAAAACCCGGGGACAAAGTCATTCTTTCTAGAGTCCAGGGCGGCCATCAATATATCGTAATCGATCGTTATAAGGGAGGCTAATTGATATGGTCCTACCCGAAGAAGGGATAACGCTGACGGAAGACATGGACGTCATCGAGGAAGAGAATGCGCCCAATAAAACTTATAAGCTTGATTTTGTCAGGGGTAGATGTCGGGGGTTCATTGATGGACGAGAGGCGATGGAGCAGGCCGTTTTCAAAGTGCTGAATACCAGGAGGTTCGCCCACTTGATTTACTCCGAGGACTACGGCTTTGAGAGTTTGATAGGGTATGAGCAACTTTTCGTAAGAGGGGAACTTCCAAGACGGATTGAAGAAGCTCTTCTGCAGGATGACAGAATTACTTCCATTGAGGATATGACATTAGAATTTATAAAAGACGAAGCATATATTTCATTCACCGCAAAAACGGTTTACGGCGATGTAAATGTGCTGAGAGGGGTGATTCCTTTTGTTTGAGGATAAAACATTCGAGGCCATCAGAGATCAAATACTCGAGTCTATTGATGACTCGATAGATAAGCGTGAAGGATCCGTGATATATGACGCGACTGTTTATATCGCTCCAAAAATAGCGGAACTATATAGCTTTCTGGATGTATTCCTTAGCCTGGCATTTGCTGACACAGCTGATGGTGAGTACCTAACACTGCGTGCTGCTGAATTCGGCGTTTACAGGAAGCTGGCAACACAAGCCGTTAGGAAAGGTGTTTTTCGCGACTCTACAGGAGCCCTTATGGATATCCCTCTCAACACTAGGTTTGCCTATGAGGATGCGACGTTCCTTGTATCCGAACGGATATCAGTGGGTGAGTATAAATTGACCGCTGAACAAACAGGGACCGGCGGGAATAGTGGATCCGGTGAAATCATTCCTCTTCAACCTGTTACTGGACTTGGATCAGCTGTGCTAACGGATGTATTGGTTTCGGCGATCGATGAAGAGTCTGATGATAGTTTAAAGAACAGGTTAAAAATAAGGGTACAACGGCAAGCGACCAGCGGAAATGTGTACCATTATGAACAATGGGCTCTCTCCGTTCCTAACGTGGGTGGTGTGAAGGTTCTGCCAGTTTGGAATGGACCTAATACCGTCAAGGTCGTTCTGGTGAGTAACGAGAGCACTGCAGTTACGCAAGGGACCATTGACGAAGCTGTCGAGCTGATTGAGAAGGAGAGGCCAATCGGCGCCATTGTGACTGTAGTATCAGCAGTAGAATTGCCGGTTAATGTAACGGCTACACTTACCCTGGCTCCAGGAGCAACTGTAGAGGACGTAGAGTCACAGTTTACTGAAGGCTTGAGAGAATACTTGCAGTCTATCGCATTCAAAACCAATGATATTACCGGAGAAGCAGAATTGATTCGGTATACCCGCATTGCAAATATACTTTTGGACTTGCCTCCAATCATTGACTATACCGATCTATTGGTTAATGGCGGAACGGTTAATATCCAACCGGCAACTGAGCAAGTACCGGTAATGGGAACGGTGACCTTCACATGATCACAGTCAATGAAATGGTTATCGAATTAAAGAAAGAGTTGCCTCGTTTCTATGATCAGATTAAGGACTTTTCTGAACTGGTGAATGCAGACGCTTTAGTGTTAACGGATTTGCAAAACTCAGTGGATGATGTCCTTGATCAACTGTTCATCGAAAAAACAACATGGGGACTGGACAGGTGGGAAGAGTTTTTCGGAATATACCCTGACAGTTCGAAGCCTATCGATCAACGAAGATCCGTTTTAAAATCGAAAATTCGAGGCGCAGGGGTAACGACAGTATCTCTTGTGAAAGATGTTGCTGAATCCTGGTATAACGGGGAAATTGAAGTTATCGAGATGCCTGAGAAGGTGGAAATAAAATTCACTTCTAATTACGGTGTACCAGCCAACCTACAAGACGTTAAAAACGCTTTGAGGGAGATCGTTCCTGCCCATCTGTTAATCGAGTATGTATTTCTTTTCATTCTGATTAAAGACATACATCAAAGTATGACTCTTACAGAAGTGGAATCGTTAACCTTGAATAAATTTGCTGGAGGTGACAGCTAATGGCGGAAAACACTCCGAATTTATCATTGTATCTCAAGGATCCTATCGCGGATGGCAATGATACGTTTAATATTGAGACCATGCTTAATGAAAACTTTCGTAAGATCGACAGCTCAATAGGGGGAAAAGCGAATTCAACAGATGTAACTTCGGAAAAAGTAAACGTAATCTCAGCAAAGGCAGTTTCTGATTTACCAGCTGCCTACCCGAATGGAGTTTCTGTATTCACTTTATCTTCGACTGCAGCTGCAGCATGGAGAACCGAAATCGGTCATTCTGCAAACAATGCTGCAATAGTCGAGACATCGAAGGTAACAGGCGGCACGACTGGAGAATATCTCATTTTTCAAAAAGTCTCATTCTACTCGTCTACCCTCGGACAGGAAAAAATAACAGCGGTTTATCAGCGCTCATCTGGCGCAAACAACAGTTGGAAAAGTACATGGCAAAAGGTTGTTTCACCGGAAGAATTTGCGTCGCATCAGGCGGAAAGAGCGTCAAATACAGAATATGGTCATGTAATGATTGGTAATGGAATTAATGTAAATGATGGCGTTATCAGCGTTGCTGAAATGACTGCAACAAATGTTTCAACAACAGATGGTAATGTACAAACAGAGATTGATAGTTTAAAGTCATCTGTCAGTGATGGGAAAACTCAAGTCAAGAACGCTATCACTGGCAAAGGCGGGACAGTTCTTGACGCTGACGGGGATGGGATTCCGAGTTTTTCGGAATTATCGGCTGGAGTGAATGGGATAACCACTGCCGCGATAACGGTTCCGAATGGAACCGCGTTTAGTGGTAAGAGGTTAGCTGGCTTAGACGCATCAGGAAACTTCTATGCTATTGACCTTGTAAAAACTCCAAATACCGCGGTTATGTATGATAAGAATTTTAATTTAATTAAAGAAATTACTTTACCTTACAGCGTAAGAGCCTTTTCAAAAGATTATGTCGTTGATGACGATAGCGGAGCAGGATTAATGAATCTTCGCGATCACAATAAAAATTTAATCCAAACGATTCCCGCTGGAGGAGCTCGAACAATGTGGGGAGCCGTCGGAAATAATCTATATGCTTATTATACCTCGTCGGCTAAGTATGCCCGATTGACCGACTTTAACGGAACCTATCTCGTGAACGTGAATGACACCTCTTACCATTATCATACTTTTCTAAATAAAAAGGGGAATATTATTTTCCTTAAGTTGGCTGGTTTAGGGACAAATTTCACTCCTATTGAGTTTTGGAAATATGTACCGGGAACGGGAATTGTTAAACTTTTGGCAACCGATAATTTCTATTATGGACTTGATATCGCTTATTGGTAAAGGAGAGGATCATATGAAAATTATTAAAATCACAAACCTTATTCACCCGGGAGGCCGAGCTGATTACAAAGGCCTCAACCTTGAACAGATTGTTCCCGGTTCTCAGCTCTACCCGTCTTATGATAATGTGGCATATTTCTTCTATGACGGAGCAGTGACCGAGGGAGGAGACATTTCAATTGTCACTCAAGCAACCTATGACTCTCACAAGCAACGAATCGCAGATGAATTAACGCAAATCGTAACACCGGAAAAACGAATTGAGAACCTAGAACTAGAAAACCAAACGTTAAAACAGCAATTACAACAGACTAACAGTGACTTAGTAGGATTCATGGACTTCTACTTTACAACCACACCAGGAGTATAGGAGGAATAAGCAATGGCAATCTACTCATTCAGAACATCATCTTACGCAAGGGACATTTACCTCTATGGCAATCGTAGATTTGCAGATATTCCATTAGAATACCATGTACCGGTAAAAGAATACGCTGCACTCAATTTTCAGCAGATCCAAATTGATGAAGCGTTAGCAAAGAATTTCATTTCACAGCAAGAGTACGATGAAACAATGGCATACAAAGCAACTTCTTAATGCAACTCAGGAAGATGATGTGCAATAAATAAAGCACCCGTAGAGGTGTATTTTTTATGCTTTCAAGAGGGGGGAACAAATTGGAGGCGACAGAGCAGATGGATATCTGGAAAACTTCAGTGCAAAGAGACATAGAAGAGATGAAAGGTGATATTCGCCGTCTTCAGGACAAGCAATTGTTACAAGACCAAATCATCCAGAACATACAAAGTGATCTTAAAGAAATTAAAGAGGACACAAAATGGCTGAAAAGAACAATAACGACAGCTCTAATCTCAGCCACAGTGATAGGCGTTGTCGGTGGAGTCATTGCCATTGTATTTGAAATATTTAAAGGAGGATCAGTGTAATGAAAAAGGATATCACAACACTTCTGGGGGGCTTCCTAACAGCTCTCCTTTTATTTTTGGGAACGATTGGCATTTCATTTGAATGGTTTAACCAGGATAGTATTAATGCATTTGTAATTCTTGTAGGAGCAGGAGCTGCTTTCGTCATTAACTTGTATGCCGTATGGAAGAACACCTATACATCGAGGAAAGCGCAGCTGCAAAAGAAGGCATTACAGGCTCAGGGCCTGATGAAAAAATAGGAGTGATCATATGCGCTTCCTGAGTTTATTAGAATTGAGGGACTATCGGGACAAACTGACCAAGCACAAAACTAAGAGGTATTTGAGGCGTTCCTTGTTAGATATCAAAAAAATAGCCGTCCATCATGGTGCAACGCGTGAAGGTTCACCTGAAGCATACGCGAATTACCATGTGAATGAACTCGACTGGCCCGAAGTCGCCTACCCTTTGATTATCGGAAAAAACGGAGTCATTTACTGGACAATGGACCTTAATAAAGTCTCATACAACGTCGGTCTCCACAATCGATATACATTGGGGATTTGCATGATTGGAGACTTCAGGCATGACCAACCGACTGTTGCTCAATATCAGTCACTCTATCGTTTGCTGGAAGCACTGAAGATTGATTTCTCGCTTACTGATCAAGATATACTTGGTCATCAAGAGTTTGCCGGTTATGAATGGAAACAGTGTCCGGCTTTAGATATGGACGGTTTGCGCGGACAGTTAGCATCAAAGCAATATAGTCCAGTGATTAATAATTTCAATAACGATAAGAAGATTCTTATCACGCGCCCTGCAGTAGTCAAATTAGCGAAGGAGGATGATGGAGGAATGGCGAACACACTTTTTCAACCGTCGAATGCAGCGATTAAGAAGTCAGCTGAAAATGTCTTAGCAAGGTTATCTAGTTCAACAACACACGGGGATAAAGCAATCGGACGTAATTGGGTTGAGCAGTTGAACCAGGATAAACTTTCGGAAAGTGATGCTGTTGGCCTGCTTTATGTTGCGCTTGATCGAGAGTTAATTCAAGGCAGAAAAGAATAACAAATAAGCCCTTCTCAATCGAGAGGGGCATTGAAATTAGATACTGATTATAATGGAATGGGCATTAGTTCGTTTATTAACCCACTCACGATTAAGTTCAATAATGCTATTAAAAGTTGCAGGCAATGCTTGCTTTAAGTCACCAAGCATTTCATCGATTCTCATATTCTTAACATTTGTCCAAGAAGTTTTATGTGACCGAATATAAGAAGGCCTGTCCAAACCTATTAGGTTATATGTATCTTCATTCAGATAAAAGTCAAAATTCGGATCAGGATTGATATTGGCTAAGCTTGAAATAGGAAGTACTTCATAATCAATTTTTATTGGATTATCATAAGTGTCTTCAAAACCAATAATAAGGACTGGACGACTTTTTACTTTTATTCTCCCAGTCCGTGTATCAAAATATTTTTCTAGTGATTTGCATACTTTACCAACATTATCATATGGATTTAGCAATTACTGGCGCACCTCGCATTCGTCAGAATAATCGCTATCAAAAGTTATTATATCTTTAATAATATCACTTTTCTTAATAGTACGTGTGCCTATTTCCTTAGGACCAAGGCCTTGCCTGGAAATTTTATAAGCATCTTCATCATGACTCATTTCACTAAGTACTTCAGCAGGATAATCGCCATATTCAAAGATTATTTCTCTTATTGTTAATTCTTCTTCTAACGTTAAATTGGTCGAATCCTCAGAAACGAATATGTTAAAGTAAGAACTTCTAACTTTGCGATTTACAGGTCCATGTACCCACCCTTGAAAATCATCCTCAAAAAGCCATTCTCCGAAATTTTCGTAGTGTTTTTTTTGTGCAAAATATAGTAATTTATGCATTTTCATTTCAGTTAAATCACTTTTTTGGAGAATATTTGTATAAAAACTCTGTATGGAACGAGCTATTTCTATTATGTCTTTCGCCATAAAAAGCACCCCCCTGTTATTTAATTCCATTTTATTACTGTTACTTAATGAATGCAACATATATTGAAATTTGTTTATTTTTGTGAGATTCAAAAACTTATCGTCAAACTAAGCCTTTCTCAATCGAGAGGAGCTTTTTACAATTATTGTTCTCTAGAGATCGCTCCCATGCCTTGAAGAATGGTTTTTGCATCAGAATTCAAGTAGGCTAGGGCATCTGGTCTTAACAATAGGTTAGGATTATCCTTTACCAGCATCTTGATCCCTCTAACATCAAACTTATTTGCATATGTATTAATTGCATTAATGATTGCCATTTCCTTTCTCGTCAATGGTTGTCCACCGTCAGCTTGCAGTTCTAAAAGGAAATCCAATAACTCTCTTGCATTCTTATTTAACATATTTTTATGCTCATTTAAGATTTCAACATTTTCTTCAATATAAACCCTGGCGGTAGCAAGTTCCATTTCTCCTACGTATTTGTTAATCTTTGCTGTTAGAACCTCTAAATTCAATGAATCCATCTCCTTGTGAGTAGTTACATTGTTATATCGGTAATAATCAGTTTTATTAAAGTTGGAGAGAATAAAGGCCCTTTTCAATCGAAAGGGGTTTTCCCTTATATAAATAAATCAATATTGTGAACAACAAGGGCAATTCCCTCTAAGTATTGAATTCTAATATTAAGGGGGGGATTTAACTTGGGAAGAAGAGTGCTGGAGAAAGTGCAACCGATATGCGTGGTATGCCGGCAGCCAATGCGTAAAGATGACATTGTGCAAGTGGATAAACTGTTTGATCATTTTACTCATTTTAATTGCTATAACTTAGAGAAAATTGAAATCAAAGAAATCGGCAAATTCGGTGAGATTGTCATGGCCAACAATAAATACAAAAAGCTCTACCTGGTTTATTAAAAAGAAGCCCCACTCGATGAGTGGGGTTTTTAAGTCAGCGTGCAAAATCATGATATTGAATAATTGACTCATCACTAATTATTGAATTTTGTCCTGGTTTATAAACCCTATCCCATGGTCCGCCTACTTGGTGGGTTTTATCTACTAAATCAAATGGAGCCATGTCACCATAAGCTTTAAGGACATCAATAATACAATCTAAAGCTACAAGACCGTGTTCAGAAGATGCCACTTTGATAAAGGATGGAGTAGTAGCAATATCCTTAGTGGTTATAAGGAATGTAGCGTCCTCTTGATAATCAATTATTGAGGATCCATGCGATCTGAAAGTGCTAAAAACACTCTCAACAACTGGACCATATTTATATGCAACAAATGATTCATCGAATAATTTTTGACCAGTTCTACTTAAAAACTCTGCATAGCAGTAATAAAGCAATTTCTGCAGTTTTAAGTGGGAAGATGGAATTAATGTTAATAAGAATTTAGCAACATCATTTGCTGTAAGTTCTTGATCTGCTGATACGTAATCTATGAATGTGTCCATTTCTTCAGTGATAAATACATCGGCAAAGAACTTATCCTTTTTAACAACAGAACTCCATTCAGGAGATTCAGTAGATAACTTGTGAATTCCGAAATGCACATCTCCACATCTCTTTTTTACCTTACTGAAAAAGGAATTAATAACTTCTTTGTCCAACATATCCATACTTGAATAGTGCCAACCTATTCGTGTTCCTCTTTGATAATGGCTCATAATAGCAATAAAGTGAAAGGCAGCCATACTGTTGACCTCCTTATATATTCAAAGCCTGTTTATGAATCCTCGCAGACTTTATATACTCCTGTTTGTGTTTTTCGTGTGAATCGTAATTTTTTTCGTAATCTTCTGGTAACCAGATCTGTAATTCCCAAGGGAAGTTTTTATTATTATCGCCATAAAAATAAACATGTGTAGCTTTATATTCCCCTTTTGAGGAATTTCTATACTTTATTTTGTATGTTCTCTCAATATAACTACACATTTTTTTAAATAAAGTACAATCATGTTTGAAATTTGGCAGGATAACTCTAAACCCCAAAAGGTCATTTAAACATTTATTCAACGGTAATTTCCCTTTTTCCTGCTTACCTGAATAATAATGTACCAATTTATAGATAATAGATTCAGGTTGTTTAACTCGTAATCTAAAATCTAAATCACTATAAGTGTAGTCTAGATCAATGTCAATCGTCAATTCGTCAACTTTTGTTAGATAACGATTTAAAAAGAAATGGAATCGTTTATCAATAATATATGTATTACTTTCATCGACTTGTTCTACAATATCACTAACTTGTGTTCTTTTTAAATTAAATGGGCTCTCGCTAATCAGACTCGAGGAAAACTCTTCATGAAGGTCAATAATTTCATGAATGACTTGGCATATAACATCTATAGCATAGTCCAATTTTGTATACTCGGGAGTCTCAAGCAGACTCAAAGTTTTTTCCATCAAAATAATCACCCAGATCTAGAGGTTGTACAATAATAATAACAGTGATAGGGTTTGATTTGTTAAATTTGAGGAATAATTTTTTTGCCAATTGGCGATTTTTATCTCAAGTTAGGAAATAATTGCTTATTAAACAATCGTATAAGCGCCTTCTTTTTTGAAGCGCTCCATGATCCTGCGGGCCTGTTCTTTTGACAACGGGATTTTGATATCTTCTCCTAAACTTTCTTTAAGTTTTTCAGAAGACCTATCGATGGGTGTTTCTTTTATGGAAGCGCATAATACATCTGCTTGTATGAATGCACCTGAATTAACCTCTTTCGTAACACTAAGCAATTCCACAATAGAACCATCTTCACTTTCAAAAACAAACTTTTTCAGATAATACTGGGTCAATATGTGCTGCAT